CGCGATGCGAAAGAGACGCTCAACCGATGGTTGGAGGCACGATGAGCACTAGACCCATTCTCGGCAACATCACCTTTGCTCCGCGCCGAATCGACTCTACGGAGCTACCGATTCCGAAATGTCTCTACTGTGGTTCCTGGCCTCACGACGGGCAATTATGCCCGCGAATCAAGTCAATCGAGTATCATTCCGATGGCATCGTGAAGCGTGTTGAACTGAAGGACTAAGCATGGGTAGCCCCTTCTCTCCCGTCCTAGTCAACGACGTCACGCTGCAACGCGTGCTCGACGAGGACACTACGCGGACGAGTGCATTGATCGACGGCGCGACGGGTCTCGTGATCGAAGAAACGCGGATGGCGCAGCGGGGCTTCGGCGAAACTCGCCGACTCCTCGAGGTCTCGCCATTTCGCCTCGCACCCTGGCTCACGCCCGAACTGTGTGAGCAGGAGCTGGCTCTACAAGGGACGAAGGGGTCTTGATGACTGACCTCATAGGCACTCGCCAAGCTGAGCGGCTCGCCGCGTTGCCGGCGGCCTACAAGGCGCAATACGAGCGCCTCGCCCTCGAGCTCGCGCTGAAGCTCGACGACTCCGCTGTTATCTTCCAAAAGCACGGCTACGCGCCCGAGCAGGCGCTCGCGCTCCTCGAGACGCAGGGGTTCGCCGCGCTACTCGAGCACACCGCGCAGGAGGTGCGCGAGAAGGGGCTCTCGTTCCGCGCGAAGGCCCGCGTGATGGCCGAGGACCTGCTCCAGCACGGCTATGAGATCGCGACCGACGATCACGCCTCCGCGGCCGTGCGAGCGGACCTGATACAGTGGATGGCGCGGGTCGCTGACCTCGAGCCCGCCAAGAAGGACGGGAAGGACACCGGCGCCGGCGGGGGGCTGCACTTGAGCATCACGTTCGCCGGCCAGGCCCCGCAGACTGTTACCACCGGGCACGAGCCCATCACCATAGAGGGGTAGAGCTATGAGACTCGCAGGCGCGCTGTTGCTATTGGCTGTGACGTTTAACGCTCCCGCAGATACGGCGACGCCAGGGGACTATCGCTACTACAAGCCTCCGACGCATACACTCGCCTGTGTGCAAGTGGAGTGGGTGAAGGACGAGACAGAGGCGGTGAAGCGTTGCAAGGGTGGCTGGGGCTGCTACTATGCGCCCGCCGGCGGGCAGCCGGGACTGCTCGTAGCGCCGCGAGTGCGGAGCTTCAGCGACGCTCTGCGGCTGCATATTCTCGGGCACGAGTTCCTGCACGCCCTCGGTGCGCAGCATGACTGAGCTGTGGATACTGCTCGTGTTGTCGATGCCGGTCGCGGTTGACAGCGGGCTGGTGATGGGGTGGCGGCAGACATACGCTACTGAGCAGCAATGCGTAGTGGCCCGACATGACGCGATGCGGCGAGCGAAGACAATCTACTCGGAATCGCATGTCATGGTGGCTACATGCGCACGAGTCGGTGTGTGAAGTATGCGGTACTCGCCGTGCTTGCCATCACAGCGATAGTGTTAGTGGTGTTCTTCGCGGTAGTGGTGTTGGCGGTGCAGTCAGTACACGATTGGATAGGAGACGAGCATGAAGACTGAAGCCTACGGTGTGCCGAAGCGCAAAAAGGGCCGCGGTGTGCCTTACCCGAGGAAGCCCTCGTGAGCGCGCGGGTCTTCCTCACCCCCATCGCGGCCCGGCAGATCCAGGCGGCGCGGAACCTCTGGACGCCGCTCGAGCACGCGTTCGAGCAGGCATTCGGCGACACGAGCGGCATGGTCCTGCGGCAGTTGAAGCATGGCTACGAGCTCGTGCGGGTAATCGAGGCGCTCGGCGACGGGCGCACAGTGCTCGAGCGCATGGACGGCATGCGGATAACTCACATGCTGGGGTCAACCCCTACAGAACCGAGGGCGGCCTGATGCCACTCAACAAGTCCGGTAGCAAGAAGGCCGTGGGGGCTAACATCGGCGAGCTGGTGCATTCCGGCCGCCCACAGAAGCAGGCGATCGCTATCGCTCTCGATGTGCAGCGCCGGGCCGGTGGTCGCGGTGTAAGGCCATTTTTGAAGAAGAAAAAGTGATACGCCTCGACATCAAGTTCCCGGAGACTGTGTCCCGCTACATGCAGTCGGACGCGCGGCACCGGTTCATCGCTGGGCCGTTCGGCTCCGGGAAGACCGTCGGGGGACTTGTCGATATTCCTCGGCGCGCGCAAATGCAGCGGCCCTCGACTGTCACAGGCAAGCGTAAGAGCCGCTGGGCGGTCGTGCGGAACACGATGCCCCAGCTTCGAGGCACTACCATGAAGTCTTGGTTTGACTGGTTTCCGAACGGCTCGCTCGGCTACTATCAGACCACCTCGAAGACCTACTATATCAAACAGGGCGATGTTGATGCGGAGGTGATTTTCACCGCGCTCGACACCCCCGAGGACGTAAAGAACCTGCTCTCGCTCGAACTGACCGGCGCGCTTTTGGCCGAGTATCGCGAGATCCCACGCGAGATCGTCGAAGCGCTCGACGGGCGCATCGGCCGTTATCCCCGGATGAACGAGGGAGGTCCGAGTTGGGTGGGTCTGTGGGGGGACTCGAACATGCCCGAGGAGGGTTCCTACTGGCATGCAAAGCAGACTGGGCGCGACCCGGATGATTCGAAGATAGCGCTACCGAACGATTGGGACATCTATATTCAGCCCGCGGCGATGTTGAAGACGCCCGAGGGCTACGTGCTGAACCCCCGCGCGGAGAACCTCGAGAACCTGCCTGCGGACTATTACCAGCAGCTCATCAAGGACAAGACCGAGGACTTCATCCGCGTCAACGTGCTCGCGCAGTATGGGCGCTCGAAGGGCGGCCGGCCGGTGCACCCCGAGTTCAGTCGGGACTTGCACGTCGCGAAGTCGCCGATCATCCCGAACCGAGACTTGGTGCTGCTCGTCGCGGCCGACTTCGGGCTGACGCCGGCGATCGTGCTGAAACAACAAGATGCCTTCGGGCGCGTGCTGACGCTGGACGATATCGCCTGCTTCGACATGGGTCTCGAGCGCGCGATCGAGACGCGGCTCCTACCACTGCTCGCACAGAAGTATAAGGGTGGCGCGAAGCAGGGTGAGTATGAGATCATCGTCACAGGCGATCCGAGCGGCGAGACCGGCGCGCAGAACGACGAGACCTCCTGTGTGGACACGTTCCGTGAGTACAAACGGCACCTCGGCAAGGTCAAGATGGCCTCGACGAACTCCCCGGTTGCTCGGCGTGCGGGGACCGATCACTTCCTCGCGATGCAGGGGAAGCCTGCATACTTGGTCGACCCCGGCTGCGAAGCGACGATCGCCGCGCTCTCGGGCGGGTTCATGTTCAAGAAGCATAAGGACGGGCGCCATTCCGAGGAAGTTGACAAGAACGATCACTCGCACATCGGGGAAGCGAACGAATATGGGGATATGTATTTCCATGAGGGGCGGCGCCGGAAGGCCGAGCACCGCCGCGACGAGCAGAGCTGGGACGAGGCCCGCCGGGACCAAAGCCAGCAATCGAACCACTACGCAATGCCGAGGTAATGACTAATGGCCGACGAGATTATACTGAGCGAAGAGAAACTGAAGGCGTTCGGGCAGCGCCTATTCGCCAAATGGGAACAACACCGCGACGACCGCAAGGCCGCCGAGGACCATTGGCTTCAGAACCTGCGGCAATTCAGGGGTGTGTATGATGCCGAGGTCAAGATCCCGAAGGATCGCTCGCGCGCCTACCCGAAGGTTACGAGATGGAAAATAATTGGGACTGTCGCACGTCTTCTCCAGATGCTGTTCCCTCAGTCGGAGAAGAACTACGGGATCAACGCTTCCCCGCTGCCGAACCTCTCGAAGGCGCAGTTGCAGGAAGTGCTCGACGCGCTCGTATTGAAGAAGGCTACCGAGCAGGAGATCGACCCGCGGGAGGTTGAGCTCAAGGATGAAGAGATCGAAGCTGCGATCAGCGAGTATGCGAAGGGCAAGGCTGCGCGGATGGAGCTGAAGCTCGATGATGATCTGCAAGAGATGGAGTACATTACGCTGGTCCGCAAGGTCGTGTTCAGCGCGGTGCTCTACAACATCGGCATCCTCAAGGGGCCGATGCACATGCCATATCAGGCGCGGACATGGACGCGGAA